AGCTTGAAGAAAATAAACCGATTTATATCGGTGATAAACAAGAAAGAAGGTGCATCGTGCATTACGACACACCTTCATTATTATTTAAGCAGCATCTTTACCTAAGAACTTTTCTACGAAGTAAATTTGCCCCTTACCAGTCACTTTGGTAGTAGTAGTGACCAATACAGAGCCATCCGGCTTGGTGATGGTGGTTTTCTTCAATTCAAAAAGCCCCAATTTCATAGCTTTCTGCGTTGGCTGATTGTAGTAGTCACCCTTTTGGCAAAGGTAGCCATTTTCACGCATCCAGCTAAACAAACGATTCTGGCCGATATTCACTCCATTTTGTTGCAGTATCTTTGCTAATTCAGCAACCAAGCAAGAACGTTGAGAAGTTGAAACGGCATCGGCAAAAAGGACTTTAGGTGCATCTTTCTGAATCTTCTGTTCGGCTTCGATACGCTTCTGTTTTTCTTCTTTCAAGTTGGTTGCAAGCTGAATCAGAAAATCGGGTGAGGTCAAAGCCTTTTCAAGTGTCTCTTGCGTCATGTATGCACCATGTTTGCGGATTGAGGGCAAAACTTCGCTTGTAACCCATTTGCGAAACGGTTTTGCTTTTTCGCTATCACTTCTTATGACAACATCATACAAACCGCTTTCAGTAACAAATGTCGCTTGTTGTGTTCTACCTAAATTATCTTTTATGGGGTGCGTTTGACGCACATCATCATCTAAACGACTGGCACACCTTGAAGTATCTTTTATGCCAATCACAGCGCAAACATCTGCCAAACAAAACAACGGTTCTTCATTCTCATTCATAGCAATTCTCACTTTTCCGAACTGCTCATTTTGGAAAATCTGAATATTATTCATACTTTTACACAGTTTTTAAATTGAACCCCACCAAAGGACGCTCCTAACTTCATCCGATGGTGGGGTTTATACTTTACAGCCGTTAGGATAGCTGCGTTGTTTCTGTTTGCGAATTTACCACTAACCGATTGCGTCACCTAAAAAATGTCGTGCGCAGTCACGACAATCGTTTCATTGTCGTAAATTCGTTGCAAACTTACGGTATAATCGTGCAAGAGAAGAATTTTTGTTACATTGGATAACCACAATTACCCAATTGTGGTTATTTTATGGGTGGTGGTCTTGTTTTGAGATTCATAACTATGGAATTTATAAGGCAGCCCCTAAAGTCGTGCGAAGACTGCCTTGGGATAATCGTGTTATCTCATAAGATTTGATATTGAAATAAGCCTTTCAATTAGCGTATCTTCTGATTCTTTAGTCATGCCTGTAATCATATAGCGTTTACAAGCTCTGAATGTCATTACAAAAACATCACGTTCTATTGGTTTATACTTTGTCATGAAAGCGTCCATACGTGGCGTATCAAATTGCCATAGATATTTATATTGTTCATCTGTCAAACGATGTTTATTTATTTTCAATCCATTCATGTAGAACTTGTTTTTAAAACGAACCAATCCACTTCGTACCGATAAATCAGAGTTATTAAAACCTTTATTAAATATTACCGAAGAAGCCATTTTCACCAGCTCAAGAAATGCCACTTCTGTAAATGGCAGATACGGTTGCATCTTTTCAGATATACTTTTTAATTGGCGGTATTGCTTACCTGTTAAGCAAATTATATAATTGCCATAAGGGTCTTTTCTCATAATTACGCTATCTTTATAAGGTTACACTTCTTGAAACATCTATACTCTTTTTTTTCAGTGTCCCAGTACACTTGCAGATTGTCATTAGGTTTTCTGCCAGTACCTTTCACCTCGCCGATTAATCCCTCCTTGAGAGTGCCAAAGGCTTGGCGTAACGTACCGTCGGTTTTCTTGAAGTAGAACTCTACTATCTTCACTTTCAAAGCTGCTTTGAGCTTTAAATTAGCCCATGCGCATTTTAATGCTTCACTCATTGAATAACCGTTCTTGCGAACAAAAGACCAAGCAAGGCTCATAATCTCTTTTAATAGGTTTCTCTTTTCTGTTGCCATAGTTCTTATATTTATTAGTTCTTTAAATGCTGTTTAAATTTTACGTTGCAAATATAATTGATATTTAAATTGCAATGCAAGTTTTTGTAGCTAATAAAAGTTAAATATAAAATTGGTATTTAAATTATTTGTTTGTTATTTAAATAGTAGATATTTTTGTGCTATAAAATCAAATTTAAATGAGAATTAAAGAATTGTTGCGAGAAAAAGGAATTACCGCAAAAGAACTGGCTTCTAAAATTGGTATGACTGAAACTGGGTTAAGTATCGCTATGGGAGATAATGGAAACCCACCATTAAAGAGATTAGAACAGATTGCCACCGCTTTAGGTGTGCCAGTAACAGAACTCTTTGATAAACCCAAAGAGGGAGTTATACACTGTCCTCACTGCGGGAAAGAGATAAAGTTGAACCCAAATGTTTAATTTTAAATTTAGAAATATGATAAGAAAATGTTTATTTTCGCTATTAGCTACGATGTTTCCTATTGTTTCCCATGCGCAAATAACGATAGGCAACCAAACGCAAAACGAGAAATCACAAATAGAGCTTAAATATGATAGTTTATCTAACATAAACGAGAAAAACATTATGTCACTTAAAGGGCAGACACTTTTTGTTAAAGGAAGTGTTTTTAGTAAAGAAAATGGTTTTTCTCATTTATTTTATGCGGAAAAAGGTTTTTTGGGAGGTCATAGTAATAATAAATTGTATAAGGAGCGTACGAGAAACACAAAAGGGTATGAAGAGAACTTTACTCCTTATGAATCTGTCGCTGGAAAATATTTCGTTATTCAAAATATCTATACTCAAAAACATAATATCTTTGGTATGGAGTATTGTCTATTACTAAAGGATGTAAATGCGAATGATAGCCTTTATTGCTATCTACATCATTTAGATTCTCCCATAGCCAGTGGAATTAATAATCTTTTAATATTGGGATATTATGAAAAGTTAAAACAGCTATATATTGGAAAATCATTTAGAATATCAAAAGATGATGAATTTGAACAAATGAATAAAGAGAAAATAAAATTGAAGTCAGGAAGTATCTTTAAATGTAAAGATGTAGCTGTAGATTTAGGAGAATATAATAACTTGTATTTGATACTTAAAAATCAAAATAATATAGAAATAAAAGCGACAATTTTAGATAATGGAAAAATCTATGGTATGACTGATAACAATAGATATAATTATTTAGTTAAAAGGTATGGGAATAGTAATGCTGATTTGATAACCTCAGGTAAGGTTAAAATTGGAATGTCTAAACAAGCAGCAAAAGAATCATGGGGAGAACCTGATGATATAAATACAACAACTGGAAGTTATGGAACACATGAACAATGGGTATATGGTAATGAGAGTTATCTATACTTTGAAAATGGAAGACTAACTGATATTCAAAACTAACTAATATTCCAGCCCCGTTCCTCATGGTTCGGGGCTAAAATAAACAAAGCCGGATTTCTCCGGCTTTATCCTATTTCTTTTTCCTACGATTAGCCAATTCCTTACCACTGATTCTATTCACCTTCTGACCACCATATACTGCGCGTAATTTATCCCGTTGCATCATCAGCAGATTCCGATAAGGGATAATCTCAAACACTTCTGTATAACTCAGATGCAGCGTGTCAATCAAATGGGCTATCTGCCCGAAGAACGTTGTGTTTCCTACTGTTTCGGTCTTGCTGCCAGCATCGACACGTTCCTCATCGAGCTGACACACTGAAAAGCCGAAATATCCATCATGGAAAAACACACCTCCAAAGCATTCCTAACTTCTTCAAAAGTCCCGTTCTCCAAATTATCAGCCAGTTCCTCACTGCCACAGATGAAACAAGAAATGCCTTTCAGCATATCTCCAGTAATTTCAGGAAGTTCTTTAATAGCTTCCATGACATTATCTCCAGTCATGCCGATATTGGAAAAATGATGAATGGCACGACAGATAATTTTAATTGTAGGAGGTTTAATGGTATAAACCATCCCTCCTATCTCCACATTCATGAAATCCAGCCCTAACAAAGCATCAGAAACCGTTTTTGCTGCTTGATTCATATTCTTAAACTAAAAGGGGGAATGGTATATATCCATCCCCCGGTTATCACTCTTGTACTTTTACCAATGTTATCTCTTTTTTAAGAGTGGTACCAACTTCAGAAGGAGTGGTTTTAATATCTCCTGACTGAGTGACGTACCCCACTTTCGACACTTCATAGTGAACGGTAGCTCCAGCATTCACCTGCTTTGACTTGACCGTTACACCGTCCAGCTTTACGGTCGCATCGGAAGGAGTAGGTACAATGGTTACTGTAGTTCATGCCTGCAAAGCTTTAATCTGCCCTTCTTCATAGTTATACTCAGAAGAAACACCTTCGATTCCCGGTTCCTGCACCAAGCCTTTTACAGCGATTGCAATTGCCTTATCCGTATTGGCTTCCCGGGAAACAATACGGCATTTTGGGAAGATGAACCATACATCATCATCGGTCAGACAGAACAATGCTTTGTTGATAATAACTTTATCCAAAGCACGCTTCCAACCCACATCTTTAGATGTTGCCTGAATAACATCGCCACCCATGAACGCTTTCTTGGTCTTCCAGTCATATTGTCCGATAGAGAAAGCGGGCGATACTTCTCCCGGCACATCATCGTAACGGTAATTCTTTCCCGTTAATTGGTTCTTGTACCCAGTGACGGAGGCTTCCGTTTCCTCAATCTGCCACGTTTCCCCGTGTACATTCAAAACCTCATCTTTCGCTTTGATAGCGGCTTGAATCAAAGTCTTTGCGATTTCGGGGGTAATGTCTGCCGTTACCTTATCAATGTCGGCAAACAAGATTCTTTTTATTCCTACTGCTGAAATCATAATCTTATAGTTTTACATTTATTACTTCAAATAAAATTCTCACATTCACGTAATGGCATTTCAAAGCTGTATCCGCTTCCGTACCAATTGATTCGATAGAGTAACGATAGGTTGTACCGTCATAGGTACTTACTACATCATCAAGCAGCTTGCCAGCCTTTCTTTCAAGTTCGTTAAGCCGGATTGTGTTCGCTTCATTCTCGCTTAAATTGGGTACACATAGATTCACTTCTGCGAAAGATTTCTTCCAATACTTTCCCGGCTGTTGTTTCTTCGTATGGATAACGATTCTTTCAGAGGTCAATTCACCCGTCAGTGTTTCTCCTGCTGGCACTATACCTATCCCGAAAGCCTTGCAATCCCGGTAGAGGATGTTTCCTATGTCGGTGGTTACTATCATTCAAATTCTTCTTTTAATCGTTTCTCCGCATATAAAGCGGCACTACTTAAAACATCAAATCCCTTAGATTCTACGAATGATGCGTATTCCGCTTCGTTTTTCAGTGTCAAACCATCTTTATCGACATCGTAATCATTGGACGTTCTCAAAGTGAGTGTATGGTCTTGATAATCCCCATGTTCCTCTGCGTACTTCACAGCTTCATCACCTATATCAATCATCTTCTTTTCGACCTCCCATTCTCCTTCATCGAAAAAGGAGTCGACATCTGAGAAATCGAAATCTACATCCATAATTCCGAGTAGTTAAAGTAGTTTGTACTCTTTACCGTGTAGACTTCGCCTTGACCTCTTACGCCATCACCATCCATGCAACGTACTTCATCACCAGCCTTGACAGTAATTCTTTTCTCACATACTACATGATAATTCGGACGATACACAGAGCCGTTATCAGATGAAAACTCTTTGGTAGTGTTATCATCACAACGGCACTTGCATACCTCCTGCCAGTATTCACCACCTGTTCCGGGAATAGGTCTGCCAAACTCATCCTTATCCATCGGGGTGATAACTTTTACCTGCAATATGTGTGGAGCGAATATCATAAGAAAGTCACTTTAGGTTTGTTACCCAGTTCATCTTTCAAACCGTACTGTTTACACAGCCATGAGTACAATTTCATTAGGCTATCAACATGATTAGACCAAGACACAGAAAATCCGCTTTCGCTGACTGAAGATGGATTTTGTATCATCCACGGAATTTGCTTGGCACAAGCGACCTCTAATCTTGCCCTATTTTCCTCGGCAAAAGTTTCTTCGCCATCCAATCCCGTTCTTGAAAGTATATTTTCAACTACAAGATTAGACGGGGGATTCTTATCAAATACGCTTAATACAAACTCCTTGTTACTCATGACTGTTATCAATCAATATGGTGTAATCAGTTTACTATATGCGGTATAGCTATAATGCGTGCAATACTTTGATTTATAGATGTATCTGAACGGGCATTTGGGAACATTAATTCGTATCCCTTGAATAGCCGCTTCCTCTTTTATCGAACACATCATAGCCGGGTTATTTGCAACCAAGAATATAGTCTGTGGCATGGTTAGTACAACACAATCAGCCGGAGCCGTTTCCAAAGTGATAGACTGAATATCCGGCAAACCGGCATTAACCGATGGATTCACATATTCACACTTGGGAGATTCCACACTTGATGCCTGCACGCTCAACGAAACCAAAGACATCATCAAAAAACCACACATGGCAAAAATAAAATTCTTCATTTCTTTTCTGATTTATAAAATTAGACAATGGAAGGGTAGAAGCACTACCCTATCCTTTTACTCGATACCTAATGCTTCTTTCAGTTTGGCTGTTGATTCTTCATCCAGTTCTGAAACCTTAGACAAAAGAGTTTCCTCTTTCATATTGCCGGAAGCCTGCGCACCGATAGACTTCAAAGCATCAATCAAAGTCTTCTTCTCAAACTCCTTTTCAAAGAGGGAAATTTTCACCTCTTTCTTTTCTTCAGGGGCTTTCACTTCGGGATTTTTTGCCTCAATCCGTTCAGCAAGTCTGCGGCTTTCCATATCCAGCACACGGGCTTCCTCACCGACTTCAATCACTTCACCGGGAGTATAATACTTTCCGGTGAACTTGTCGCGGAAAACTGATATAACCTTTACTTTCATATCCTACCTCCTTATGCTGATTGGATGGATGCAATTTCGCTCAGGTCGAAATTGGTAATCAAGTCCGGGTTGGAAATCTGCGGAATCCACTCTGCCGTATATTCCATGTAGCGACCGTTCTTATCACGGTAGTTGGAGATAAGCATCTGCCCCTCTGACGGGATATAAGTACGTCCTTGTACTGGGTCTGTCGCTTCATACGGGGTATGATGACGCATATAACCAATGTTGTCAGAAGGTAACAGAGTAATACGGTTATCCGCGTAAATCTGCACATTCTTTCCCGTCTGGTCTTTCACGTAGTCCTCCTTGATTTCGATGCGAGGCAGACCGATGCCGGTGAACACTTCGGAAGCCAAAGAAGAGGAAACCAATCCCGTACTCAACTTCATCTCATTAGAACCAAGAATCCTCTTGTACTGCTCACCAAATTCAGATGAACCAAGAATAAGCTTGTTGAAAGATGCACGAGTCATAACCATCTTGGCATAAACGCCATAGTCCGGTGCCAAGGAATGAAGTTTCTCTCTCAAATAAGAGATAAACATATTCTTTCCGTCCACAACCACATCTCCACTTTTCGGCTTGATAAAATTGAACGGAAGGGTAATCTCCAGCAGTTTATTATTGGTCTGACCGGAAGTGATTGCAGCGTCTTTGTTGTAAACGGTGGCTTCACCAAGCATCAACAGCGCACCGACAATAATATCCATACGCTTGTGGGCGGCAAGGGTAATCTGACGGTAGTCATCTGCCAGGAAGTTTACAATCTCTTCCATTGCAGCCTTTTGGTCGGCTGGCTTAGCTGCATTGAACTTGTCAATCAAATCCTGCAATTCAGAAAGACGGTCAATAGACATCTGATAAGCATCACCCAAATAGGCAATCTCACCATATCCGGAACCGATGTTCCGACGTTCACGGATGGGTTTCTCTCCAAAACGTGAATTGATAGAGCCGGCCATAACTCCGGTTACAGAACCGATATAATCCTTGAACACACGAGTAGTTACTCTGCGGAAAGTAAGATACTGTTGCCAATAGATTGTGTCCTTGCGTGTCTGGTTCACACGTCTGATGATAGCGGAAACAATGTTCGCATCATCGAATAATGTTTGAATCGTTAAAAACATATCCTACCTCCTTACTCGTTAAATTCAAACCA